CGGAAGTATTAAAGAGTGAATATTCATTTACCCAGGATCCTAATGACTTAATAGAGCAATTAAAACTAGTTATTGATCAACAAAACTTACAAGGATAAAATATTTATAAATATGAACGCAAAATTATTTAAACAACTAATTAAGGAAGCGGTTCGCGAAGCAGTTCGTGAAGAAATCGGTGTTTTGTTACTAGAACAAAGAAAACAAGAATTGACAGAAAGTAAAACTGTTAGCTTTACTAGTAATGATATACCAGTAAGCGGAGATGCTAAAGTAGCTCTACGCAGCAAAATGGGAGCTATGTTTGGTTATGACACGCCTCAAGCTCAACCACAGTTGAAGGTTGATCCAAAAGCTGATAATCCATTTATGGCTTTTATTGAAGATGCGGCTGCCAACATGACTGCTCAAGATTTATCAGGATTAAGAAACTTAGGATAATATGCCAATACCTCGCGTAATACGAGTAAATCCATTAGATTTACAGAAAAATATTGCAATTGGGGTAGCGTTACCTTTTGATGCACCTGGGGTATTTAAAAGTACTTATACTACTAAAGACCAAATTAAGTCTAACTTAGTTAATTTATTATTAACAGACATTGGTGAGCGAGTAATGAATCCTGGGTTTGGTACTAATTTAAGAAGATTTTTATTTGCTGGAATTACAGAAATAAACATAGAACAATTAAAATCAGATTTAGTAAATAGTATATCTATTTATATCCCTGAGATAACAGTCCAAAACATAGCTGTAGCACCAAATGCTGATTATAATCTAATTAGTTTATATATAGATTATGTATTAAATATATCTAACACACCAGACCAAGTAACAGTACAATTTCAATAATAATGACTAACGAGGACAAAAATATATCATATTTAAATAAAGACTTTACAAGTTTTAAAGCTGCCTTACAACAGTATGCTAAAACTTATTTTCCAACAACCTATAATGACTTTACTGAAGCAACACCAGGTAATTTGTTTATTGAAATGGCTTCATATGTTGGTGATGTAACCTCGTTTTATTTAGATACTCAAGTACAAGAAAATTTCTTATTATATGCCAAGGAAAAAGAAAACCTATATGCAATGTCATATGTTATGGGTTATCGTCCTAAAGCATCATACGCATCAAATACTATTGTAGATGTATATCAATTAGTTCCTGTAATATCAAGTGGTGGTGTATCATCTCCTGACTTTAACACATATGGATTAATTATTCCTGCTAACACATATTTAACTTCTAATTCTACTGGGACTAAGTTTTTAACAACACAACAAATTGACTTTACTGAAACTGGAAGTGCTGAGATTACTTTTTATGATAGTAATAACTTTTTATTTAAAAAATCAGTCCCTGCAATTTCAGCCGAAATAAAAACAACTAATATTACCCCACCACAAAACCAAAAATTTGGAACCGTTAATATTACTGATACTAATATTTTACAAATATTAACAGTAACAGGTAGTGGTGGTGCTAATGATGTTTGGTATGAAGTTCCTTATTTAGCTCAATCTTCAATTTTTCAGAAAGTAGCTAATCCAAATTTTGCTACTGATCAAGTACCTTATTTATTACAAATTCAAAGAGCACCTCAACGTTTTGTATCTAGACTTTTGTCTGATAATACTTTACAACTTGAATTTGGAGCTGGATTATCCCAAACATATACAGATAGTCAAATACTTCCAACTGCAACTTCAATTGCAGCTGGCTTAGTACCTGGAATTTCTGATTTAACTAGCAATTATAATGAAGCTTCTGTATTTTATTCTAAAGAATATGGAACAGTTCCTGTTGGAAATTTAAATGTAAAATATCTAGTAGGTGGTGGTATTACATCAAATGTGCCTGTTAATGACTTAACAACCATTGATGCATCAGCTGTTTATTTTAAAAATGGTACTCCTCCAAACCCAGCATTATCAGCTTCTGTTTTATCAAGTGTTATTTCTTCAAATCCAATTCCTTCAACAGGAGGTAGAAATGGAGATACAACAGATGAAATTCGTCAAAATGCTTTATATTCTTATTCAACCCAATTAAGAGCAGTAACTAAAGATGACTATATTGTACGAGCATTATCAATGCCTTCTGATTATGGTGTTGTATCTAAAGCTTATATTTCTCAAGATATTAATAAAAACCCACAACAAACAGTAGCTACTATTCCACAAAATAATCCACTTGCTCTTGATTTATATGTTTTATCTTACAACAATAATAAACAAATAGTTACAGGATCTTTAACATTAAAAAATAATTTAGTAACCTATATTAATCAATATAGAATGGTTACTGATGCTATTAATATTAAAGATGCTTACTATATTAATATTGGTGTTAATTTTGATATTGTTGTATTAAGTGGCTATTCAAATAAAGAAGTGTTAACTAATTGTGTTACTGTTTTACAAAATCACTTTAATATTGATAATTGGCAAATTAACCAACCAATTATTTTATCAGATATAACATCTAAACTTTTACAAATTAAAGGTGTTCAATCTGTAGTTAAAATTGAAATAGTAAATAAACAGGGAGGAAACTATTCACCTTATGGATATGATATAGCAGGAGCTACCAAAAATGGTAATGTATATCCATCATTAGATCCGGCTATTTTTGAAGTTAGATTCCCTAATACAGATATTCAAGGTAGAGTAGTTACTCAATAATATTTATAATAAACCATAAAATATGAACTTAGAAAAATTAAAAGGACACGTACCTGACACAGTAATTGCCCAAATTCCAGATGTAATGCAAAAATTTGGAATTGATACTCCAGTTGAATTAGCACATTTTTTAGCCCAATGTGGTCATGAATCAGGTGGATTTAAAGTAGTAAATGAAAACTTAAACTACGGAGCAAAAGGTTTGTTAGGAATATTTAAAAAATATTTCCCAACAGAAGAAAAAGCCAAATTATATGAGCGTAAGCCTGAAAAAATTGCTAATTTAGTTTACGGTAGCCGTATGGGTAATGGCCCTGAAGCATCAGGTGATGGATTTAAATTCCGTGGACGTGGATATATTCAATTAACTGGTAAAGATAACTACACAGCGTTTGGTAAAGCTATTAACGAAGATATTGCTGCTAATCCTGATTTAGTTGCTACTAAATATCCGTTATTATCCGCTGCTTGGTTTTTTTCTAAGAATTGTTTAGGTAGATGTAAAGATGCTTCTGATGCATCTGTATTAGCTGTGACTAAATGTGTTAACGGTGGTACGATTGGTTTAGCTGATCGTCAAAAACACTTCAAAGAATATTATCACTTATTGGCGTAAAACAGTTTAGTAGCTACTATATTTATACGTAGTAATTACTAACTATGGCCGTTTATAAAATATTCCCAGAAAAGAGTGCAACTCTGTACTCATATTATCCTGACTTAAATACAGGACTTGATGAAATACTAGATCTTAGTACTTATCAATCTGTTAATAGTACTTTTGAAGTATCTCGTCCTGTAATTAAGTTTTTATCAAGTGAAATAAATAACGTTGTTGATAATTTAATTAAAACATCTAGTTTTGATGTTTATTTGAAAGCATATTTAGCAAATGCTTCTGCAATTCCTTTAAATTATACTATATTCTGTCATCCAATAGCGGCTAGTTGGAATCAAGGTACAGGACGTATAAGTAATGTACCTCAAACAACAAACGGAGTATGTTGGACATACACAGACCAATCAGGAAGCACAGCATGGACTACAGGTACATTTTTACCTAACACTACAGGCTCATACTCAGGAAGTAATTACGGTGGTGGAACTTGGTATGATCTTTCTATTTATCAAGCAACTCAATCTTTTACTTTTATTACTGAAAAAGATATTGAATTAAAAGTAACGAATACTGTAAATGCTTTTCATAGTAACGTTATTCCTAACAATGGATTTATTTTAAAACATTCTTCATCTTTAGAATTTATAAATGTTCCAACATTTGAACTAAAATATTTTTCAGGTACCACCCACACTATTTACCCCCCATCGTTAGAATTTAGATGGGATGATTCATCATATTCTACTGGTTCATTAGCAGTAGTTACTTCTAGTTATTGTGTACCTACTTTAAATAATAATAAGGGAGAATACCAACAAGACTCAGTTCAACGTTTTAGAGTTGCTGTAAGAGATATTTATCCTCCTGTAACATTTAGAACTACGTTAAGCTTTGCTAACCAAAAAGCATTGCCTTCTTCTTCATATTGGTCAATAAAAGATTTGGATACTGAAGAAATTGTCGTAGATTATGATACCTCATATACTAAAATTAGTTGTGATGCTTCAAGTAACTACTTTGATGTTTATATGAACGGACTAGAACCAGAACGCTATTATAAAATACTTTTAAAATCAGTAATGGCAAATGGTGAAACAGTAGTATTTGATAATAATTATATTTTTAAAGTTGTAAGATAATGTCTCAAATACCAGTACAAAAAACTGTATTTAATAAAGACTCTTTTTCAAAAGTAGTAGATACCCAATTTAATCAATTAATTGGTGTAGATGAAGAAGAATTATCATTTTCAGTTGAGGATTTTTTTGAATTATACGATCAATTATTCTATCAAATTCCAACTGAAGGAGAAACAAACTCACATAGATTTATTTTACAACGTGAAGCTGATTATTTAGGAGTATCAATTAGTCAAGAAGATGTTCAAGCACTATTAGATGAAATTACATCTTTAAGACAACAAGTGCTTGATGCTCAAACAACAATAAATGAAATAACTAAAGCAACAGCAGCAGGTAATGGCAGATAATATTAAAATAGTAGGTGAAATTTTAAATACACAGGAAATTCCTCGTTATAATGAAGATGATCTTAATCTATTGTCTCCTATTTTAATTAAAGAAGATTTTGGTCAACAAAATGATTATATTGAATATTATACTTATGACATTAGTGGTAAT